TCATCTAGGCAAGCGCCTTCGCGCTTTATTGAAAGAACCGTTTTACAATATTTTGACGCTGATGGTGTCATAGTACAAGTTAAAAAGTGATTAGGAGACTTAAATGGCAGTACAAATAGACGTAAGAGCTAATGCAGAACAAGCTCAACGCAGCCTGAATCAATTAAATAACTCTGTTAAAAATATTGAAAGCTCGGCTAATAATGTTAATAAAAGTTTTGTAAATTTAGGAAAAGTAGCTAATTTTGCCGCTATTGCAATTACAGCTGCTTTTACAGGTAATGCAGTTACTCGAGCTGGTGATACTTATAAAAGACTTAACTCGCAATTAAGACTAGTAACTAAAAATGCTCAATCTTTAGCAGTAGCTCAACAAAATGTTAATCGAATTGCTATTCAAACAAGAAATAATATTGAAAGCACTGCAAATCTTTATGCTAGACTTAATCGTTCTGCTACTCAATTAGGTAAATCTCAAGCAGATACTGCAAAAGCAACTAAAGCAATTTCACAAGCTATTCAAATTTCTGGAGCTTCTGCGTCTTCAGCACAAGCAGCTATTATCCAATTAGGACAAGGCTTAGCTTCTGGAACACTACGTGGTGAAGAACTTAATTCAGTATTAGAACAAGCACCTCGTATTGCAAGAGCCATTGCAGATGAATTAGGCGTAGGTGTTGGTCAACTTCGTAAAATTGCATCTGAAGGTAAAATTACTTCTGAAGTAGTTTTTAAAGCACTAGTAAATCAATCTGCTCAAATTAATAAAGAATTTCAACAAGTTTCTTTAACAGTAAGTCAAGCAACTTCTGTTTTAAATACTGGAATGACTACTTTTTTAGCGGCTTTAGATAAATCTCTTGGTTTATCTACTGGTTTAGCAAAACGTATTGTTATTGTAGGTAAAGCTTTAAATGATTTTGGTTCTGAATTTGAAGATAGAATCTCTATTTTACAATCTAGATTAGTAATCTTTAGAATTAAATTAATAAATGCTTTTCGTAATACTGCTAGTATAGTTTCAGACTTTTTTAGTAATATTACTTTTAAAGATCTTTCTTTTGATATCAAATCTGAAACTTTCCAAAAAGCTAAAGATAAAATAGAAGATATTAAAAATAAAATAAAAAGTATTTCTAATTTTAAAATTAATATTGACTTTAGTGGAATAAGTAGCACTCTTAACACTATAAAAGAGTTTACAAATAAAATTTATGATTTCTTTTATAATCTTTATATTGAATTAGTAGGTAACTCTATTGTACCTGACATGGTATCCGCTATTATTGATCAGTTTTTAAATTTAAAAGCTAAAGGAATAAAAGTTATTAGCGGTTTTATTTCTAATATTGAGAATAGTTTTAACAAAATATTAGAACATGAGTTAACTCAAAAAGGATTGAGTAAATTAAAAAATTCAATTGATGAGTTAAAAGAAACTTCAACTTTTAGTAGATTGGAAAATGCTTTAAGTTCAGCTAAAGTTAAAGCAATAGAAATTGGCACAACTTTAAAAGATGCTTTTAATACAACTTTTAAGTTAGATGAATCGTCTAAAACAAATTTACAAGCAGGTTTTAGTGCTGCCTTAATTGCTGCAATTAACGCTACAAGTGTTAGAGATGCTTTTAAATTTGCTATTGAAAATGCAGGAAAAATAGTAAAGCCTTTAGCTGTTTTAACAGTTACTGAAACTTTTGGAACTCAATTAGCTAAAGTTTTAAATAATGATGTAAACTTTGAAGCTATAGGTCGAAGAATAGGTGAAGGATTTAATGATCTTTTAAATAAAGCCGGAAGTAGTGGTACACAAGATTTAGGTGTTTCCCTTGCTTCAGGCTTTTTAGATCTCGTTAGTGGGGCTTTTCAAGGTGCTTTTATTGATGCTTCAGTTGAGGAGTCTCTTACTAATTTAGTTACAGCAGCTTTTATAGCAGCTATTGTATCTACTACTGCTCGTGCAGCTTTAGGTAGTACCCTTTTATTTGCTTTTACTGGTGGTGCACTTAGCGATAAAATAGGTATTGGCGCATCAGCTAGACCTATAGATATTGATAAACCTGCAGAAAAAGCAATCTTAAATGCGCAAAGAGCTTTAGGTTTTGCTGGAAGTATTGCAGGAGGTCTTTTTGCTAAAGGTGTTGCAGAAGAATTAGGCGCAAGCCCAGCTGGACAAATTGGAGCTGCCATTGCAGGTGGTTTAGTTTCTGGAGCAGGAGCTGTTCTTTTAGCTAGAGCAGGTGTTGTCATTGCTGCAGGCATTGGTACAGGATTAAGTGCTGCTGCTGCTGCTGCAGGTTTAACTGCTGCTGGTGGAGTTATTGCTAGTAGTATTTTACTAATTTTAGGTGGCCTTGGAGCTACTTTACTATTTCCAGAAAAAACTCAAAAACTAGTACGTGCTGTTTTTGGTGATGCTGCTGGTGATTTTGTTTTAAAAGTTAATGAATCTTTAACTAGTTTTGGAGACAGAATAGCTAAACTTTTTGATAGCATTTTACGAGGTTTAGGACTTAAAACAGATGCTCCTAAAGTTAGTCAAAATGAAGCCGAAGTTAGAAAAGCAACAATAGAGCAATTAAAAGTTCTTCGAAATACTTTAACTTTGTCTCGTAACCAAGATATTTTACTTAAAATATTAATTAAAAATGCAGAAAACACTAAAAATACTAATATAGAACTTGCTAAACAACTTAATAGTTTTACTTCTCGTTTTCAAGATAATGAGGCAATAAGTGCAGAATTAAATAAATTATCCTCTGCTTTAGAAAATGTAACTACTTTACAAGATATTGAAAGAAGTAATGCACCTCGTTCTGGTAGATCTCCTGTTCAAATCCCAATGGGAGAAAACTTTAGAGATCAACAAATAGTTAACTTAGAAAGTTTACTAGAAGCAATAGATCCAAGTAGAGATCCTAATTCAGCACAAAGTGTTACTACTGCAATCAATGCAATTCAAGATAGTTCTAAAACTTTAATAGATGTTGCTAAAGACTTAGAAAATCTTGCAGAAAGCACACGTTTATTAAGTGGAGTTAAAAGTTCACTTCAATCTTTAGCGACTTCATTTAGAGCAGAAACTAAAAGAATACTTGATGCACAAACTCAACGTTCAAAAGCAGAAATGTTTAGACAAGGCATTCCTGAAACATTTGCTAATGGTGGACGTGTATTTGGATCAGGAACTAGTAAATCTGATAGTATTCCTGCTATGTTATCTAATGGCGAATTTGTAGTTAACGCTAAATCTACCTCTCGTAATTTAGGTTTATTATCTGCTATTAATAATGGTTATCAAAATGGTGGTTATGTAGCAAAAGATGGAGATAGTTTAACAACTCGAATTAAAAAAGAAGAAGGTTATGGTAAGTTAGGTGCTAAAGGCGATGCTAAAAATAAATCTTATTTAGATCATTTAGGCTATCCTACTATTGGTTATGGTAGGCTTCTTGAAGATAAAAAATATACTAAAGATGCATTTGCTAAAAGTTCATTATCTAAGAAAACAACTACCCCTAAATTAGCTGCTTCAAATCTAGTTGATTATTTAAATGACGTTGCTATACCTGATATTAGATCTTTTATTGGTAATGCAAGTTTTGATGCCCTTCCTAATATTATAAAAGAAATTGCAACTAGTTTAGCTTATAATGTTGGTGGAAATAGACTTTTAAAATTTGAATGGTTTAAACAAGCTATACTTAATCAAGACTATGAAACTGCAGCTGAAGAATTACTCGATTCACAGGCTGCATCCGGTGCTCCTTTACGTTATGCAGATTTAGCTACAGCTTTATCTTCAAAAGTTACTATGTTAGATGAGTTACCTTCTTACTTTAGTAAGGGCGTTAAAGCTAGAATGGCTGCAGGTAAACCTATACCGGAAGCATTTAAGTCTTATTTTGTTAAAAAAAATCAACATTTAGTAACAACAGGAGATACCATAAGTGGAATTCTTAAATTGTATGGTATATCAAAAGCAGAGTTATATAGAAAAAATCCTAAACTTGATCCAGATCCAAATAAGCTTCAACTTGGAAAAGTTTTAAATTATGCTAATGGTGGTCGAGTAACAGGCCCGGGAACAGGTCGTTCTGACTCTATTCCTGCAATGCTATCTAACGGTGAGTTTGTAGTTAACGCTAAGTCTACTGCCCGTAACAGACCTTTATTAGAATCTATTAATCGTCCTGGATTTAAAGATGGTGGTTTAGCAGGTACTATTAAACAATTGCAAGCGCTTACTAACAAAACTGTTAGTCTTTCAGATTTTATTAAGTTAGAAGAAAAAGATAGAAATACTATTCAACTTGCTTTAGATGGTATTCAAGCTGCTACAAACGAATTAGCTTTTTCTAATACCGAAGATGCAGAACGTTTAAAAACAGAAATTGTAAGTTTAACAGAAATAGTTGATGGCAATTTACAAGGTATTGCTAAACAACTCGGAGAAGAGGGAGTTGCTGACCCTTCTGTATTTGAAAAGATTTTTAGTGGTATTAATTTAAATGATGCTGGAACAGCGGCCGCTAGAAGTTTTACCGAAAGTCTTAAACAAGCTATTCTTACAGGAGAAGGCGGTGGTATCAAAGCCTTAGGCAAAACTTTTTTAGATACTTTTACAAGAAATGTAGTAGATCAATTTTTTAATCAACTTAATAAAGAATTTACAGATAAACTTTTTAGTAAAGATGGTCCTTTTGATTTTGATAAACTTGCAGAAGGTTTTTCTAGTTTATTAAGTAGTGCGTTTAGTGGAATAACTTCTGCTTTATCGGGTACTGGTATAGGAAACCTTTTAGGTATTGGAACAACAACAGCAACTGCTGGTTCTATGTTTACTTCAGTAAATTTAGCAGGAAATAGTGGCTTTAGCCCTAGTTTTGATGTTGGAGGAGTAGTCCCAGGAATGCCAGGACAGCCTGTTCCTGCACTTGTTCATGGTGGAGAAGTCATTCTTAACCGAGAGCAACAACGTGCAGTATTTGAAAGAGGTGCGGGAGTAAATGGAACTACTACCGTTAACCTTAATGTTACTGGCGATGTTAGTAGACAAACAAGAAGTGAGATTGAAAGAATGATTCCTCAAATTACTTCTGGGGTTAATCAAAGAAATGCAGAAACAGGATTTGATAGGAGATAATAATTATGCCAAGTTTTTTAGGATTTGATTATGTTACACCTTTAGAGATTATTAGTAATGAGCCTAGGTTTATTACTGAATCTCAAAATTTAAGAAGGTTTAGTTCTAGAACAGGTGCTCAACGTTGGGAAGTTAGAATAAGCTTTACAACAGGTAAAAATACTTCTGGATTTTCTAAATTACAATCTCATTATTTACAAAAGGGGCTAGAAACAAGTTTTAATATTTCTATGCCCCAACATTTGTATACTAGCGAACCTGTAGTTCCTGTAACGTTTACTCCAGATACGGATTATGTTGCAGGAGTTAACACTATAGGAACAGATACTTTTACTTCAATAGATGTAGGTAGGTTTATTACTTTTTCTAATCATACAAAAGTATACATGGTGGTAGATACACCTACTACCTCTTCTATTGTAATTTCTCCTCCTTTAGTAAAGGCTATTACAGATACAGATACAATTAATACTGCTACTAGTACTACAGAAAATGATTCTGGAGTAAAACTTAAAGTGGTTTATGAAAATACCAATGAAAGTTATACATATACTAATGGTATTATGCAACAAATTAAAAAACAATTTATAGAAGATTTATAATGTATTATTTACAAAAAATGCCCGGTTCTAATGAATATTTTGTTCATCTTACAGTTAAAAGGTATACTCATACTGTATTAAAAAAATTAAAAATTTTGTTAAAAGAAAAACTTAAAGAGTATAATTATCCTACTTTGTTTACTTATACACCTAAGCATAAACAAAAATTAGCTGAACAAGTTGGTTTTAAATTTATTAGGTATCATTTAAGAAAAGATGGTGTATATTCTTTTTTATATCTGGAAGGTAAAAATTATGTTAACTAGTAATTTAACTGAAGAATTAAAAGAAGCAATAGGTGCAGTAGCAGATTCTGAAGGAAATGTTGAACGTAATATAATGCCTTTAGTTTTTGTTTCAATTGAAATAAATGATACAGAAACTTTATATTATACTAATGCACCTTATAATATAACTATTGATAGCGAGGAATACCAATCAACTGGATCTATTTTAAAGATAGAACCTATTGGAAATTTAGGTTTAGTTGATAGAGATACCTTTTCTTTTGTATTAGGTGATTTTCCTTCTGGTAATGCTTTATTCTTTTTAAAATATCTTTTTGATTCAAATAATGTTTTGGGAAGAAGTTTAAGTTTATTTACTAAATTAGTAGATTTAAATAATCTTTCTTTAGTTCCGGGCAGAATTGGAGTATTTACTGGTGTTATTTCACAATATGTTTTTAATATTGAAGATGAAACACCTACTTTAACTATAAATTGTGTTGGACCTTTAAGTAAATTAACGCAAGCTACTAAAAGATCAACAACTACTGATTCTCAAAGAAATTATACAGAAGTGCAAAAAACTACTGGAAGTTTTTCAGGAACAGATTTAGATAGTGAATTAATTTTAGCACCCAATGATACTGATATTACTTTATTAAGAAATACAGTTATAGTTACAAGAGGTGCTTCAATTTCAGACATAATTTCATTTTTATTAACAGATTCTGTTGTTTTAGATACAACGTCTGTTACTATTCCTGCAACTAAATATACTAAAACAACAACCCCTTTAACTTATAGAAATTTACCAAGTTCTAATAACAGTTTTATAGCATATACCTATGATACCTGTTTTGATAGATCCTTTGATACTAGCAATAAAGCCACCATTTTATGGGGCGGGAATAACGGGAGCTAAATATGTCGTCTGCTGATCCAAAAACTGCTGCTACTACAGAAATATTTAAAGCATTATTTACTGTGGGTAGCATGATTTATCAAGCTAATCAAGCTAAAAAACAAAAAAGAGCTTTAGAAGAAGAACAAAGACGTATGCGAGATAGAATGGCATCTCGTGATGTTAGATTATCTGGTTCTAACGTTCCTGGGCGTTTTATTTATGGTTTTGCTAGAGTAGGCGGAGATACTATTCTTACTCATGTAATCGATGGTTTTCCCGAAAGATTAACTGTAGATTCTGATATTGAACTTTTAGGATCAATGTTAGAGTCTAGTGTTGATACTAAAAAAAATGAAATTTTAATATTACAAAGAGTTTTAGGTTTTTCACCTTTAAATAAAGTAGTAGATGCTGATATTAATGATCAACCACTTATTATTTTAGATGATAATGGTTTTATTGATAGAACTAAAGCTCAACCTTATTATGATTTTTTTAGATCTGAAATAGACTTATTAGGTAATAGGTTAGCAACTCAAACTAGAGAAGATATTAAAACTGATTTTTTAGGTCAAAATTTTGATAGTGAAACTTCTATTTTTAAAACAAATGAAATTTTACCTGAAACTTCAGTATTTAAAGATTGGTCTTATGCAACTGAATTGCTTAAAATGAATCAAGATGATCCTCAATTTCCTAGTAGGCCAGATATTGCTTACTATATTGAAGGTCGTAAAATTAAAACAATTAATTATAATCCAACTGAAGATGTATATTCTATTAGTAATAACATTGAATTTAGTAATAATGCAGTCAGATGTTTATTAGATTATTGTTTATCTGAGTGGGGACCAAAATTTACAGCTTCAGATTTAGATTTACCTAATTGGTACTCTAATATAAATAAAGCTGAAATGATTGCTCAAGAAAATGCAATTGTTAGCGGTCGTGTTCATACAGCTGTAGCTTCTATTAATGCTAGTGAAGAAGTAGATACTGATTTTTCACTTGAGCTTACGCTTAGTGGTAATCCACCAGATAATGATGGAGAAAATGGCACTGGAGGTAATCAATGGCATGCAAAATTTTATAAATTAGATGAATATCTTCCACCTAATGTTGTTAAATTACAAGGTACATATTCTATTACTCTTTTAGAAAAAGGTAACAGTCAAAGCAGTGTTATGCCTGCTCACGTATTAGGTAAAACAAGATATACACCATTAACACAAATAAGTAGTTCAATTACTGATATTTCTTCTGCTAGAACATTACTTAGAGTAAATGGTGAAAGTACTAAATTTAGAATTAATGGAACTGCTACAAAAAGAGTTTCAACTAATACTTATGATAGAGTAACAGGTACAATTCAACATGTAGGTCCTGAAATTCGATTAACAAATTTACAGATAGCTAAATACGATTTTATTAATGATACAGAAAGTACTACTTTTACAACACCTACCATTAGTAATACTGTTTATTTACCTAAGTATACTAGAATTTATACTAATTTTGGTTATATTTCATTAGTTCGTGATTTAAAAATTGATAATATAAATATAACTTTAAAAAATAGAAGTGTTAAATATTTCATAGCATCAGTTCCATATGTAAGTGGTTATAATGAGCAAAATAGCTCTTATGGTATTGTTTCTTTTAATGAAATTCAAGTAAGTGCCGCTGAACCATATAAAGCAACTAGAAATATAAAAAAACATGAATTTAATGGATCTATTGATTCAGGAAATGATCATATAGCTAATATTAATGAAATACTAAATACTATTCCTGGGGCTATAATGTTTAGGGATGTTACTGGTAAAATTAAAATTAATATCCCTAATGAACAAATATCTACTGAAGGACACTCTGTAGATACTGTAACTGATTCAGATATTATAGGTGAAGTTACTGTAAGTACTCCTGATAATAATGAAAGACTTAATGAAATAACAATTAATTATGCTAACGCTTCTAAAGATTTTGCATCTGATACTTATACATATATTGACAGAGATTCTTATATTAATAAAGATAACTCTATTGTATTAAGTTCTTCTTTAAATTTAATAGGAGTATCCAATAAATATAATGCAGAATACATAGCAAGAACAACAGTTAATGAAAGTAGAAGAGACAATTATTCTTGGAAAGAATCTCATAGAGGTATATTTAAAGAACCGGGAGATGTAGTATTATTAACTCCTGCTAATCGTGGAATTCGTACTCAAGAAGATAGTGAAGGAACTGGTGTTTTTGTTAGAATTACAAGTCAAAAGCTTAATCCTGATTTAACTATTAGTTTTGAAGGTTATCATTTTGATATTGCTGATTATACTTATAATAAACAAACAGCAGAAGCAAGAGAATTACATAAAGATTTTGATTTTTCTGTAAGATCTCCTACAAATTTAAGTGTAACTCTTGACACAGAGTCAACAGTAAATATTCCCCCTGTTACTTTTAATTGGACAGATTCTGTAGATAGTACAGTAATAGAATATCAAATTGAAAATACAGAATCATATCAAGGAGATACTGATACTGATAGCGAATATGTTTCTTCATGGTCTCCAATAAGCGTAGTTCCTCAAGGTGTAGAAACTATTAAATTTTTACCTGTTACAACTAATACTAGTACTTTAACTACTTATGCTATACGTATAAGAGCTAAAACAACAACTAATAGATTTAGTGAATGGGTTTATATTACAAATATTGGAAATCCAAAAATTAATGAATTTAGTGATGGTGCTAATACAGCAGTTGTTTATGCTTATAACCGAAGTAGTACTACCCTTACTACTGGACCTAGTGCAACTAGAACATGGACGTTTAGTTCAGGCACGTTTGATAATAATGATTTAGGAGATGGATGGACTGGAGCTATTCCTTCAGGAACCGATAATTTATATGTTTGTAATGCTGTAGCTTCTTCTCAAGGAACAACTGATGTTGTAACCGATACAGATTGGAGTAATCCTGAGTTATTTTCTTCAAATGGAACTGATGGTGAAGATGGGGTTGATGGGGTTGATGGTAATGCTTATCTTACAATTGTTCTTTATCAAAATTCACAAACCTCTCCAACTGTTCCTGCCGTAAGTTCTGGATATAACACAAGTGGTGATCCAGTAGCTACAGGAAGTTGGACAGTTAGTCCTTCTAGTCCGGGAGCTAATGAATTTACATGGAGAACTAATTTAACTTTACAAAGAGTAAATAATGTTGGTAACTGGAGTTCATATAGTACGGCTTGGTCTACCCCAGAAAGATTAACTGGTACAGCAGGTACAAATGGAGTATCGGGTTTTTCTGCTCGTGTAGATATTGCTTATTTTGATGATGTTAGCGGCACTAATCCAAGTTATCCCTCTGGAACTCTTAGTGGTTCTAATTATACAGCTGCTACAAGAGGTACAAGAAATTTCCAAGGTACTAATACTGTTAATTGGACGCAAGGTGAAACAGAAACAGCTGTAAGTACTACTGTTAGTGATTATGAAATTACTCAAATAACAGGTGATAATGGAATTAATGGTTTATCTAATCGTTTAGATCTTGCTTATGCTAATTCTAGTGATGGTTCTACTGGTTTTGATACTGACTATTTTACAGATGCTTTATATATTGGTACTGATGTTGTATCTTACACAGCAGGTTCAACTCCACCAACTCAATCTACTACTAATACAGACTATGAATGGAGTAGATTAAGAGGTGTTGATGGAGACCCTGGAGCTAGCGGAGATGATGCACCACGTAATGCTAATGGATTTATTTATGATTTTAGATCTACAGCGGGATCAGCACCTACAGGTGGCTCTATTAATTGGAGTACTGGTGTTTTAACTCCACCCTCTGGATGGTCAAATAATGATCCTGGAACTCCAACAACTGGTGAAGCATTATATGTCTCTTATTGGAGTGCGGTAGAAACTACCTATGGTGGAACTACAACTATAACTTATACTACACCAGTATTAGCAGTAACTAATGTTAATGATGTTAGAGCTATTAATTACGATGGGCCTTTAACTCCAACAGATACCGATCATGGTACAGAAGGTTATTTTTTAGATGCTTCTGAAGGTAATGCAGTATTTAATAATATATTTTTAAGAGAAAATATTATTGCTACTAATGCAATTGAAGCAGGTATTGTTATTCAACAAAGTGATGCAGTATCTGCTTGGGATGATAGTGCTGGATTTACTACTGTTTTATCTGTATCAGTTGCTGCTAACTCATTATCTAGCCTTGTTGTATGGTTAGTAGGACGAACTCCTTTTCAAAACAGTGATGACGATGGAAATTATCCAGGATACTATGGTCTTGGTGTAGTACCAACAGGAGCATCTACAAGCACACGAGGCACTTCAATAGAACAACCAGTATCAGATGTAATAATAATAGAAAATCCAATTGCTGGGACTTACGGTTTTGGGTTTGGAAAAGGTTATGTGGCTTCAGATGTTGGAAATGATGGCTACCTTAATATTGTAGCAATAGGCTTTAAATAAGGTAAAAATTATGTATACTTATAGTTTTATAAATTCAACAACAGGAAAAGTAAGTTGGTCAGGTACGCAAAGTATTCTTCTTGATGCACCTGTAGGCGAAACACGAATAAATTTAAAAGCCCCTGGATTAGATTATAAATGGAATTTTGATTCTGAAAAATGGGAGTCTTATATTGACCCAATGGAGTCTATTAATAACGCTTTAAAAATTAGAAATAATTTATTAGCTAAATCTGATTATACACAAATGGCTGATAGCACTCATCCTGGTACTAAAACAGAATGGGCAACTTATAGGCAAACGCTTAGAGATATAACTGCTGATTCTAATTGGCCTAATGTTACTTGGCCTGAAAAACCAACAGACTAATTAACAGCACCATAAAGAAAGAAAACGATAGTTTTCATAACAATTAGACCTCTCATCCGTTAGATCATGTCTCACTGATTGTTACTTATACTTAGTATGATAACGATTTTGTGAGCAACAGGCCCTACTACGGAAACGTGGTGGGGCTTTTTTTATTTAGAGATCTTTTTATACTTTGGAGAATAAGATGGCAAGAGCACGATTAAATGCTGATGCAAAACATGACTTAAACAAAGATAACGGAGTTGTTTTGCTGTCTATGACAGAGGCAGAAAAGCATCTCTTAGAAGTAAATTTAAACTCCACACAATTTAATGATATTACAGGAATGGTAATTACTGCAAAAGTAATTGAAGGTTCTGACTCAGATGGAGTTGTACCTACTCAAATTGATACAGATGCTATTGCTTATACAATTCCTGTAATTATGCCAGAAAATAGTGTTTCAGGAGATACTGAAGATACTGATTTAGCAACTAATGAATTTAAACTTTACTTAGATGCCCCTACAATTTTAGGAAATTTTACAGTGCAACCTCGTTTAAATAAACCAGTTTATGGATTTTTATCAGTGGTTATAGATGATAATAATAGAGATATAAGTGCTAATTATGAGCAACATTTTGAATTAATACGAAGTAGACTTGAATTTGTTAAAAGTATTATTTAGGAGTTAACATGGCTACTACAAAAATAACTACTAAATCAAATACTGTTAAAGTAAATGTAAATAATGAACCTTACACAAGAGTTTCAACTAGTTCTAGTAAAGTTCAAATTGATGTTAAAACTAATAAATTAAATGTATCTCTAGCAAGAGTTGGCCCTCAAGGTGCAATACCCAAAGTAAATTTTTCTGATTTACAAGATGTAAATGTTTCAAGTGCTTCTACTGGAGATGGCATTGTCTTAAATGCTGAAAATCAATGGGTTCCTCATACTTTTACTACTACTTCTCTTGCGGATATTGACAATACAGCCAAAACTAATGGCTCTATATTAATTTATAGTTTAGCTGATCATAAATACAAAGCTACTAACATTATTCAAGACGATATGACCATTAAAGGAGGCACTTTCTAATGGCAACTAAAATTTTATTTAAAAAGTCATCTACAGGAGGTTCAACTCCTTCAACTGCTGATTTAGATCAAGGGGAATTTGCGGTTAACTTAGCTGATCGTAAAGTCTATACTAAAGATTCCTCTAATAACATTGTTACTTTAGGAACTTTTGTTTCTTCTACACAACCAACATCTCCTGTTGAAGGGGATCTTTGGTATGATACTGCTAATAACATTTTAAAATCTTATAATGGTGGATCATTTGATAGTTTAACTTCTACTTCAGGTACCGTTACTTCAATTGGTTTAACTGTAGGTTCTGGTTTAGATGTTACTAATTCACCCATTACTACTTCTGGCAATATTCAATTAGATTTAGATTTATCTGAATTTACTGATATGACAGAAACAATGGTAAATACAGATGAATTTATTGTACTTGATGCTGGAACACAAAAACGTAAAGCTGCTAGTGAAATCGGCGTATCTGTTTTTAATAATGATGCTAATTATAGTACAACTACAGGTACTGTAACTTCTGTAGATCTCACTGCTGGTAATCTTATTGATGTAAGCGGTGGACCTGTAACTTCTTCTGGAAGTATTCAAGTTGATGTTGATTTATCAGAACTTACTGATATGACTGATGCTATGGTAGGTACTGATGAATTCGTTTTACTTGATGCAGGTGCTCAAAAACGTAAAGCCGCCAGTGAAATTGATCTTTCTATTTTTGATAATACTACCTCAGGTTTTATTTCTTCTTACACTGAAACACAAACTCTTGATGATGTAACTACTTTAGGTAGTACAACTACTAATTCTGTAACTGTAGGTGGATTAACAGTTAATGGTGATGCTACTATTGATAGTGATCTTACTGTAACAGGTAATCTTACAGTATCAGGAACAACTACTACTGTTAATTCTAATGAAGTTAATATTGGAGACAGTATTATTCTTCTTAATAGTGACATAGATGTAGCTACAGCACCTTCTGAAGATGGTGGTATTGCTATTAAACGTGGAAGTGCAGCAACTAAAACATTTAAATGGAATGAAACTGACGATGCTTGGGACTTAGAAAGCGAAACTTTACAAAATGTATCTCTTGATGGCGGTTCCTATTAATTATAAGGAAAATTAAATGGCAACTACAATTCAACTTAAAAGGTCAAGTACAGCTTCTTCAGAACCTGTTGCTAATGATCTAGCTGTTGGTGAGCTTGCAGTTAATACCGCTGATGGTAAACTTTTTACTAAACATACTGATAATTCTATTGTTGTTATTAGTGGCGGCGGCGGTGGCGGTGTTACAACTGGAATTAAAACTAATTACACGTATACAGCTACTGCTTCACAAATTAATTTTTCAGGGGCCGATGATAATAGTGATACTCTAAGTTTTGATGATTCTGATTTACTTAATTTATTTTTAAATGGTGTACGTTTAGTACAAGGAACTGATTATACTGCTAATTCATCTACAAATACTGTTACTTTAACAACAGGTGCTACTTTAAATGATATTATAGATATTGATGTTTTTGGCGATTATAATGCACAAGGTGGTGCAAGCGTAAATATTACTGGTGGTACTATTTCTGGATTAAGTTCATTAAGTGTAAACGGTAATGTAACAGTTAAAGGTAATGTTTTACCTGATTCAGATACCGATTACGATTTAGGATCTACTACTAAACGTTGGAAAGATTTATATTTATCAGGTAATAGTATTTTCTTAGGAGAGGCTACTATTCAAGCCACTGGTTCAGCAGTAACACTTCCCGTTGGCTCTGGTGTTTCTGGAGCTACAGGTAATGTAATTACTGATTCAGATGTAGCATCTAGCTATTTAGCACTTAGTGGTGGAACTTTAACTGGAGCTTTAACAGTAGGTGGATACACTTTACCTACTACTGATGGCACAGATGGTCAAGTATTAACAACTAATGGTTCTGGTACTGTTAGTTTTGAAGATGCCGCTGGTGGCGGTGGTGGAGTTAGTACAGGTAAAGCAATTGCAATGGCAATAGTATTTGGAGGATAAAATATGGCAGCACCTAATATAGTAAATGTTGCAACAATTACAGGAAAAACTGCAGTACAAGCAGTAGGAACCTCAGCAACTGCAATTGTAACTAATTCAGCTTCTAGTGGTAAAGTATTAAAAGTTAATGCTTTATATGTATCTAATGTAGACGGTACTAATAATGCAGATATTAATGTAGATCTTTTTAGATCTTCTACTGCTTATCATATTGCTAAAACTGTATCAGTTCCTGCAGATGCAACAATAGACATAATAAGTAAATCAATTTATTTAGAAGAAGGCGATTCTTTGCGTTTAACCGCTTCTGTTGCGTCTGATTTAGAAGCTGTTTGTTCTTATGAGGATATTTCGTAATGTCTCGTAATAATGGCGGCATTTTAGGAAAAACTAATAATCCTAATGCAAGTGCTAACTCTGCATCAGGAATTTGGTCTTTAAAAAAAGTAGCATTAGAAACTCGTGATAGTAATTGGCCTATTGGTAATCCTGCTGTTGCAGATATTTTATTAATAGGCGGTGGCGGTCCCGGGGGAAATGGTATTTCTGGTTATGTTGGTGGCGGTGGCGGAGCAGGCGGTTATTTATATATGACCAGTCAAGTTATGCCTTCAGGCTCAATTACAGTAACTGTAGGCGCAGGAGGAAGTCCTGCATCAGCTCATTCAAATATAGGTACTAATGGAGGAGCTTCCTCTGTTTCTGGAGTTACAGGCGCTTCTGTTAATGGTGGCGGTGCTGGTGGTAGTATTAATGCTGCTAAAGATGGTGCTAATGGCGCTTCTGGTGGAGGTGGTGGTACCCAAAATGCAAGCGGAACTTCCGCAGGTGGTACCGGAGAAGGTAGCACTATTGGTAATGATGGTGGTGACGGTTATCTAAGAAACGGAGTTTCTGGATATATCCATGCTGGAGGTGGCGGCGGTGCTAATGCTGCTGGTGGAAACGGTTCTCAAACTGCTTCTGGTAATGGTGGTGATGGTATTCAAAATAGCATTACTGGTACAGCTACTTATTACGCTGGTGGTGGTGGTGGCTCTGCTTTTAATAGCAATCCAGGCACTGGTGGTTTAGGTGGCGGTGCAGATGCTCAAACTTATAATTTTGGTGGAAATGCAGGTACTGCTAACACTGGTGGTGGTGGTGCCGGATGCGGAAAAGTATCTCAAACTGAAGCTGGTGGTTCTGGAGTAGTTATTTTTAGAACATTAAATACTGCAACTGCAACTACAGGCTCGCCTACTACAACAACTGATGGTAGCTATAATATTTATAAGTTTACAGGTTCAGGGAGTATTACATTCTAATGGCTCATTTTGCAGAATTAAATAATACAAATCGTGTATTACGAGTTATTGTGGTAAATAATGATGTATTACTAGATGAAAATAATAATGAGGTAGAACAATTAGGGATTGATTTTTGTTCTATTTTATATGGTGGAAAATGGATTCAAACTAGTTTTAATAAATCTTTTCGCAAAAACTTTGCTGGAGAAGGTTATACTTATGATGTTACACGAGATGCTTTTATTCCACCACATGTTTTTCCTTCTTGGACTCTTAATAATGAAACTTGTAATTGGGAGCCTCCAAACCCTTACCCTAACGATGGTGAATTATACCAATGGAATGAAAAAACTACTCAATGGGATTTAATTTAAACTTAAAGGATACTTAAAATGTCAAGAGCAAGAGATTTAGCAGACATTGCCGATTATTCGTTTGATAGTGAACGAATTACAAGTGTAGGTGATCCTACTGCAGCACAAGATGTGGCTACAAAAAACTATGTAGACACTGCTACATCTGCTATTGGCGAAAGTGCTGAAAAAGTAATAGTAAGTGTAGATAATAAAAATGGAATTACTTTATCAAAAGGTACACCTGTACACATTGTAGGTGCTACAGGTAATACCTTCCATATAGAAGCTGCAAGAGCAGATTCAGAAGGAAAAATGCCTGCAGCTGGTATTTTACAACAAGATTTAGCGCCTGATGCTGAAGGATCAATGGTTGTAACAGGTTTTGTTAATGGTATTAATACAGGTAATTTTGCTGCTGGTGATGAAATATATGTAGCTGCAACAGGAGGTTATACTAATATTGCACCTACTGGAGAAAGTAATTTATTACAAAAGTTAGGAGTTGTTTCTAAAGTTGATTCTGATAATGGCGCTATTTTATTACAAGGCGCAGGAAGAACAAACGCTACTCCTAATTTAGATAATGATCAATTCTTTTTAGGTAATGGTAGTAATCAATCAGTAGCTACCGATTTTAGCACTGCTGTAGAAGCTATTAGTATAAATAATGTTGTTGAAGATACAACACCTCAATTGGGTGGTAATTTAGATCTTAATAGTAGTGATATTACTGGTACAGGTAATATTGACGTAACAGGCACAGTCACGGCTGATGGGTTGACTGTTGAAAATACTGACGCAACCATCACTATTACTGGGACTAGAGGCACAGGTGACACGCACACTATCTCTGCCGCAGGTGCTAACAATCAAAACTTAAACATTAGTGCTGACGATTCTATATTTCTTAGAACATCTGATACAGTTCAGCGCATAGGTATTTTCTCAGGCGGCGACATCTCCTTCTACGAAGACACTGGCACAACTGCAAAGTTCTTCTGGGATGCGAGTGCTGAAAGACTGGGGATTGGGACGACGAGTCCTACTGGGCTTTTGCATATTAGTTCTTCCGCACCTGCGTTTTATATGACAGACGAGACAAATAATACTGAAGGTGTTATCTCAATGGATAACGCAGGAAGTCTTGTTTTTAATGCTGATTTAAATAATGAAGCGGCTTCATCAAATGTTAGGTTTGCTGTTGACGGCTCAGAAGCCATGCGCATCGACTCTAGTGGTAACGTAGGGATTGGTACGACAGACCCACAACAAACCGCCCATATTGC